CATCAATCTCCTGTGTACAGGTAGGACAATTAGTATTCTCACTAAAGAAAGTTAGGTTGTTATTATTGTTTTCTATATTGTGTTCTATCTTTGTTTCTAATTTTAATAGTTGTTTTAGTTTGTCATCTGTTTGGTCTTTGTCTTTTAATTCATTATTATATTCATCTATTTTTTTGTTTATTTCATCTATCTTTATTGTATAATCTACTTTTGCTTTTTCTTGTTTTTCTAATTGTAATTTCTTGTCATCAATATCATTTGTGTTTAGGTCTGATAGAGATTTAAAGTGTTTCATTTCTGTTTCATATTTGGTTTCTATTAGATCACACTTATGACGCATATCTAAAATTTCTTTTGATAGTTGTCCTTGTTGATCTCTTAATATTAAATCCATTTGTGTAAATACTTTTACATCTAATATTTCTTCAACTACATCCCTTCTATATCTTGCCTTCATTTTCATAAATGGTTCATATGAAGAAGACCCTAATATAACAACTTGAATAAATGATCTATAATTTAACTTCATAATATTATGTTCTAAATATTTTTGATAATCAATACTAGAAGCATTTTGATTTAGCAATTGTCCGTTCTCATATATTTCAAATAGATTAGGTTTAACACTTCGTTTAACTTTGTATTGTTTTGTTCCCACATCAAAGTCTATCTCTACTTCACAATCACTATTGTTGATGGTGTTTATCATTTGTTCTTTTTTAATTATTCTAAAAGGTTTGTTAAACAATGCCCAACACAATGCGTCTAACATAGTTGACTTACCAGAACCATTTTGTCCTATAACTAAAGTCGTAGGAGATTTACTTAAATCTATTTCTATTGGTTGATTTCCTGTTGATAAGAAATTCTTATATCTTATTTTCTTAAATATTATCATCTTCTATTGTTCTTTGAACATTCATATTCAATACTATTCTTCTATCTATATCTGTTTGAGATACACCAGCGTGTGGTAAAGGATTATCAAAGATAACTATTGAGTTAGCAATTGAAGGTGCTAATGTTTCTGATTTATCTGGACTTAAAATTTTTGTATACCCATTACTAGTATGAAAATTAAATACAGAAGTTATAACATCTGGATCAGGCGGCATTGTATCAGTATGTAATCCAAATTTTGTTGGTGTGCCTTGATTAGGATATAAATTTAGTTTCATTTTGAGTATAGTATCACCTTCGCAATGTTCATCCTGAAAATCTTTAAACACGCTAAACAACGGCATTAATTCTTTTGAAATAAAGTTTCCATCTTTAATCATTTTTACAAACATCCATTTACCATCACCTGAACCTGTTGGACCATAATGAATAGATTGAGGTTGCCAATGCCAATCCACATTTTGACTTTCAACAACACCTAATAATTGTTTAAAAAGTGGATAAGGTAAAAAATTCTTTACTATTTTTATCACTCGTTTGCCTCTACATATAATTCTTTTGTAAAGTCTTTTAATTTTTTTCGGTCTAAATCTGTATCAATCTGGTCAATATAATTGTTTAGGAAAGTCATAGTATCCTCTCCTTGATCTAGTATATCTGATCTTACTGATTGTTTAATATCTATCGGGTCTTCTATTATTTGTAATTCGTGTACATTGGTATTAGTATAAAATTTTTCTACAAGTCTATTATACATTTCTTCATTTGTTTTATATGATACAAACAACTTAACAAAACAATTTTCGTATGGTGTTAAATCAAAATTAGTATAGTCTGTATCTCTATCATCATATATTAATTTTTTAAATATAGCAAGGTTATTAGGTATTCTTTCTAACTCTCTTGTTTCTGTATCAAAGATATGAAATCCTTTAGGACAATTGTAATCAGACCACATTATTTGATATTGTGTACCAAGATAGTAAATAAGTCCGTCATCTGATTTTTTATGAAAGTGTCCAGACATAACTTTTTCAAATCGTTTAAATTGTTCTCTATCTAAACCGTGTTCGTTCATATGTCCTTTGTGCATTTCAAAACCTTTAATCTCTAAATGACCAAAACATATATCAGCAGTAGAGTGATCTATTGCGTGTATTGAATCATCATAATTATCATCACATATCCAAGGTAAAAATAACATACGACAACCACCTAATTCTACTTCTTTAGGACCATCATATATCCAAGGTTCGTTTATGCCATCAAAAGATGTACATAGTTGTTGAATAGAGTTTACTTTATTTGTGTTCTTATAATAAGTATCGTGGTTACCTAATATAATATGTGTATCTATTTTTAAATCCCATAGTCTTTTCCAAAACTTTTGTTGGAAATTATGGGCAGTATTAAAGTTAATAAACTTTCTTCTATCAACCACATCACCTAAATGTATTAATGTATCTATCTTATTTTCTATAATGTACGGAAAAAACAATTCATCATAAAAACGATTTTGATAATTTATAAAAGCAGGTGAGTCATTACGGCAACCAAAATGTGTATCATTTAGTAGTGCTATTTTCATAACCCATAAAGTAATCTAAATTACTCTTTGTTTTCTTCTTCCTCTTTTTATTCTTTTTCTTTTCTATTTCGTCTGCAATTTTTTGCTGTTCTTCAACAGGCATATTCTTTTTTAGAAATTCTGTAAATTGATTTTTAAACTCTTTGTCTTCACCTGGTTGTAAGGTCATATCATCATAGTTTGATTCTGTAATAAGTCTATTCTTTATTGTAACTTGTTTCTTCTCTTTCTGGATTCTTCTTACAAAGGCATAATATATTATTTGCGTGAAATATGCAAATGGATTGTTTGATGTTTTGGGATTAAAGTTATCTAGGTATTGTAAACAATTCTCTATACCATCACTAATCATATCGTCCCTAAATGTATAATTAATAAAATTAGGTCTATATGATAGGTGATTCGCTATCTTTAAAAAACAACTGCCGATATAGTCTGTAACAGGTGGTTTCGGTTTCTTTTCTCTTTTTGCTTTATTAACTGATTTTTTATAACCAATCATAGCAGTAAGAAACTCTTTGTTATTTACATAATGTTCTTTTTTTGTAGTTTTTCTCATAAGTATAATATAACACCTTTCAATAAAAATGTCAATGTTTTCCCGAAAATTCGGTTAAATTTTTGCTCTAAATGAGCATTGACTTTTTGAAAAATTTGTGTATAATGGAGCGTGTAGCGAGGTGCCGAGGAGAAATAGCTATACTATTATTAATGGATAGTTTTCTCAAAATCATCTTCATCAAGTTCATCAAATAATTCATTTACTTTTTCATTCTGTTCGTCTGATAATTTCTGTGTTTTATAGTTTTGTTGTCTAACTGGCATAGGTTTTTTATTCCAGTCAGCAGCAATAGTATGATAACTAGTTGCCATTTCCAATGACGCATTTGTTATAGTCATAATCTTATTTTTGGGGATAGTTATCATTTTATCTGGAGTATAAGCACACCATTTAATTAATGCGATATAATCTTTAAATCCAGTTAATGTCATTTGAGGAACATACTTAATTAAAAGAGGTCTTTCTATCCTCAATAATTGTGAGTTCTCTGGCAGTTGTTGTTGACCAGTTGGTAATACGGTTACAACATCTTCCCCACTAACTAGTTTGATTATTTTTACATTAATGACAGGTCTGTCTTTTATGTCTTGTGGTTGGTGCATATTTATTTTAACTCCACATTATGGATTTCGTAATTGAAATCTTCCTCGTTGTAAATATTTATCCTTTCTCGTAAGTGTGAAAGGGTATAATTTTCTTTTTCCTTGTGAGTTAAATCATCTGCAATATCATATAAAGTTGCATTTGATTTATTATCTTTTAATCTTAATCCTCTACCAATTGATTGTAAGTTTCTTATCCTAGATTTGCTAGGACTAGAAAAGATAATGTTATGCAAGTTCCGAATATTAATGCCTGTACTGAAAGTCCCATAACTTGCAACGATAATAGCGCCGTCAGAAGATTCAGTAATTTTTCTGATTTCTTCCCGCTCGTCTGTATCCACTCCACCGTGGACATAAAATACTTGTTTGTCAACAACTTTTCTTTTAATTGATTCATAAAGTTCCTTTCCGTGCTTCTCTACATATTGAAATAAACATAATGTATTTCCTTGTAAATCTGAAGCAAGGTTACAGATATATTTATTCCTCTTTTCGTTCTTTACCAAATAATCCATTTCTTCTTGGTATGTTTTACCATACATAAACTCTCTTGCCCCTTTATCGTGTTGTAAAATTAAACAGAAAATTTTTAAATCAGCAAGTTGTTTTTTCTCTTGTAATTCTGTTGTAGAAGTTACCTTACTTACAGCACCAAACAATCCTTCTAGTACAAGTCTATGTGTTTTAGTTCCATCTAAAGTACCAGTTAGTCCTACTCTATACTTACAATCCTCTAACTTCGTCATTATCTTTGTTAATGAAACCGCCTTAAATAAGTGTGCCTCATCTCCAAATACAGCACCAAATTGTTTAAACCATTTTTTAGGAAGATTATATATTGATTGCCAAGTAGATATTACTACTCTTTTATTAGTATCTTTATCGTGTCCTTGATATATTCTATGTACATTACGATTACTATTATAACCGTAATCTTTAAAATCTTTATATAATTGTTCTACTAAAGATGTTGTAGGTACTATAATTAATATCTTATCTTGTTTCTTTTCTTTTAATCTCAATAGATTGTATATTAATATAAGATAAACTATTAATGATTTACCAGAGGCAGTTGGTGATAACAATAAACATCTACTCTTTTTAATTGCGTGTACAAATGCTTCTGCTTGATAATCTCTTATTTGTAATTTAGGTATCTTTAATGCTTTTAGAAATCTATTTGTATCTTCAGCACTCATTGGAACATCTTTTATTTTAGTTCCATCTACTATTTGAATATCATTTTTATTACACCAATCTACTATGTAAGGATATAATCCTGCATATATTTGACCAGTTGCATAACTGAATAATCTAATTTTACCGTCCCAAACTCTATTTCTATATTGGGGCATAAACTTAAAACCAGGCACTTCAAAGGTAAAGTATTCGCCTAATTCTCTACGAATATCAGCGTCCGCTTCTATCTTTAAATAGACTTCGTTCTTTTTATCTATGATGAGGTATCGTGTGGTTGTCATTATTAGATAGCGCCACTAGTAAACTTTCTCCAGTCAATGGCGTTCTTAATAGTAAATGTTCTATTACTAATTTGTCTTATTGTTCTATCTAAAAAATCTACAATAGTTTCCAAGTATTTAACTTTTTGATTCGCTTTGATCCATTCTTCATCTGATTCGATATATTGCTGTACATCTGCTTTTAATATTTTTAAGTTAAAAGGTTTTAATTGATATACTGCTGGGTCTGCCTTACCAGTATAGTATTCCCACTTGTCTTTCTTTATTCTAGTAAAATCGTCTTGCGCTCTAGTTAATAACAACTTAAACTTTGTTAAATGTTTTAAATATTTGTTATGTAGTTGAGGTGTCTTTAATGATTCTAAATCTAATTCAGTATCATTAATTTTTAAATCTTTGTCTGCTAATTCTTGTAATTGTTCTAAATCCATAATATATCCATAATAACACAAACCGACTAAAAAGTCAATGTTTATGAGGTTGTTATTGTCGTTCTACTTGCGTTTGATGTCGCAAAATCGTATAGTTTATATTCAAAGGTTACCGTTGCTGTTAGGTAATCAGTATCATTTGCTTGTTGATTATATTGTAAAGCAGATAGTGATATAGGAAACAAATCACTAAATCTAACTTCAGTAACAGGATTGTTTTTACTTGTTAAAATGTTTAGTGTTGCGTCTGAAAATATAGCACCAGTATTAGGAGCGCCAAACTTTGATCTTCCTGCGTCAGGCAATACACTACTTTTAGATGTAGGAAACCTGTCTGCCCCACTATCTAATAGTTTCTTAAATTCTTCGTGTCCACCAGGAAAACCTAAACCTCTTAACCAACCGTGTATCTCTTGGTAGTTTTCTAAATTTTCATCTACTAAAAATGTCATAGATAAAGGTTCGTATTGTAGTTTTTCACCAGGTAAAGGTATGTTTCTAAATGGTGTAGGTTGTGTATAGTTATCTGCTAGACTAATACCAGGTAGATTTACCTGTGTACAAAAATATTCTACTTTAGGAAGTTTAATTATACTAAATTTAAACTTTGTAGGATCGGCATAATCCTGTTTAGTAGGTTGCCTTCTATATGAGTTTGTAGTAGTCATACTACTATTTATCTGTTTCTTTATCTACTTCTTCCCACTCTTTTGTCTGTGATTCTGTTGCTAATTCACGCTCTTTATCAGTAAGAGGATTGTTTTCTGCCTCTTCTAGTTTCTGATTTATGTTATCTTCTATTGTGGGTTTTGGGTTTAAGTGGTTTAATGTAATTGCTAAACACCCTATAAACAAAGATATTGCAATCAATCCAATAACAATCTTCTTAATTTGTTCAATCATACATTTATTTATGCCAAAAAAAAGGGGCGGTTTTGAGGCCGCCCCTTTAAAGTAATCGTCAAACAACGATCAACCAATATTACATTATGTTAGCAACTTGTACTCTTTGGTAGTATCTGTTACTATTTGCAGAACCAGAGTGGTTTACAGCAGTAGCAGCACCTGATTGAGCACCAGTTTCAGCAAATGGGTTCGCAACTAAACCGTATCTAGTTTTGAAACCAATTTTTGGTTGGAAAGTATCTTGTCCAACTGCTCTTACCATTTGTAGTGGTACATATGGGCAGTAGAAAATACCAGCGTCATAAGGTGAAGTACCTTTGTAACCGACAACGTAGTATTGTTTCGCAGCTGAATTAGCTGAGTATGGATCAATATATACTTTGTATCTTCCGTTTAGAGTACCAGCAAAAGTATTACCAGTATCGTCAACAGATAGATTGTTGTTTAATGCAGGAGTGTAATCTAAAACACCAGCCATTTGAAGAGCACTAGCAACGTCAGCAGAACAGATAATCATATTACCTTTTCCTCTTCTTGTTCTTTGTGCAATTCTATTAGCATCTCTCTCTAATTGGAACATTAATCCTTTGAATCTCTCAACTGACCATCTTCCGTTTGAGTCTGTGTCTAAATCAAAGATACCAGCTGTAGTTGTGTTAACAGCAGCACCTTTTTCTGCATTGATATAAATTGTTCTAACAACTTCTCTATTGATCTCCGCAAGGATTTCAGCAGAAAGGATGTTTGCCAATTCTGTTTCAGCGTCTAAACCGTGGATTGCTTTTAAGTCTTGAGCAAGTTCCATAGTGTATTCTGCTTTTAGAGCTCTTGATTTAGCAGTAACAGTAACTTTGTCGATTGAGAAAGCCATTTCAGCGAACTCATCAGTTCCGTCACCTAGTGTTTCTGCTTGTGCTGTTGACATACCAGAACCAGTAGTATAAGTACCAGCAGATGGACTGTCATTTAATGTTGCAG